AATGACACCAAAGCAGAAGGCGGCCTTTAAGAAGGGCGACAAGAAGATGGATAAGAAGAAGCCATCTCGTGCAATGGACGAGAAGATGGACAAGGCGTTAGCCAAAAAGATTAAAAAGAAGTAAAGAGTTAGGCCCCTGCAAAGGGGCCTTTTTCTTTATCATTGCAGTATCAGGACATCGTGCGATGCCTGCGTAGTCCCAACTACTTGCGCTGTTTAAGGGGATTTATTTATGCTGCTCTCGCCTACCTTGGTGATGTTATGAAGCACGCAATCCACAGCGCCATTAAAAATTCAAGCCATGAGACTGCTCGATGTCTGCCCATGTGCGTGCACATGCACAGAACAGCGGATGGCCAGAGCACATCACTCGCTCTCTACATGCTAAGCATGGTGACGATGGGTTTACATACCACGTCCATGATGACCACCATTCAGAGGCTATGAACGTTGAGTACGGAACCCCTAGCAGCCAGCCTAATGCCGCTGTGCGCCGCTCTAGCAACCGCACAGAGCAGGCTGAAGCATTCTTTATGAAGCGCCTTAACAACCATCTAGGAGGGCTGCTATGACATTCTTACTATCTGAGGACGAAGCAATTCGTAACCTTCTCAAGGGGTTAGTTGTAACCGACCAAAAGGCAACAGGAGAAGGAACACCACGCAATGTTGGCGTATGGTTTGGACAGCCAGACCAAGAATTAACCGCCCAAAAATATCCGTATATCACTATCGATATGATTGATATTGCTGAAGACTTTGCTCGTTCTATGCGTGGTCGTGTAAAGCCTGTCTACATATCTAACCCAGCCACTATTGATGGCACTGCAGAGTTTGACCCAGAGACTCAAAACTGGGATATCAACTTTCCTATCCCCGTCAATATTGATTACCAAATTACTACCTATGCTCGTCAGCCTCGCCATGACCGTGAACTCTTGGCGCAGTTGCTTTACACAAGACTTCCATTGCGCTTTGGCACATTGGATACGGGTGCGAACAATGCCACTGGCACTACTCGTCGCCTAGACATGTTAGACGTTTCTAAGAGAGACGTTACTGAACAAGGAAAGCGCCTTTTTGTAAACGCTTTCACTGTGCGAGTTTCTTCAGAAATTGCGCCAGAAACATACAACAAGATGTACAAAGCGTTACAACTCAACGTCACAGGTCCTAGTGATTNTGGAAGTCAAGTAATTGGCCGAGAATCATTTGCACCAATCTCGTTCAACATATCGGCACCATAAGGAACCCCCATCAATCTAGTTAGGAGAAATCATGGCTTATAGCCGTCCAGGTGTTTACATTAGTGAGCGCCTTCTACCCACACCCCTAGCAGCGGGTGTCACAGCAAATGCTGCTGGTGCTGTTGTTGCGCCTTTTGCACAAGGCCCAGAAACAGTAACGCTTGTTTCATCTTGGTATGAATTTACTAAGACTTTTGGTGGCTACAACGCTGCCTACCCAGCAACCTTCCAGGTTGGAGCATTCTTCTCAAACGGCGGACGTGAACTGTACGTACAGCGTGTACTTCACTCTGACGCTGCTGCGGCAACAATCGATATCGTCACATCAGGCGATGCAACTGTAGCAACAGTTACTTCAAAGAATGCTGGCACTGATGGAAACAATCTTCGTGTTGTTCTATCTGCTGGTTCTGTAGCAAGTACCTACACACTTACTCTTTACAAAGAGGCTGGTATCTCTGGTCAAATTGCTGACGATATCCTCCTTGAGCGTTATGAGAATGTGGTATTTGACGATGCAACATCTTCAGACTATGCAGAGACAGTTGTTAACTTGGTATCACCAAACATCCGCATCTCTGCCAGCGCTGGTGGTACACCAGTAGCAGCAACATACCCACTAGCGGGTGGCTCAAATGGTACTACTGTTGCGTCAACAGACTACACAGCGTACAAGGGTGGCTCTTCAGTATTCGAACAGTTCACATCCCTTGACCGCCCACTTGTCTTCTTCTTTCCAGCAGTACAGGCTCTTGGTTCAGGCCAAGTTGCTGTGTATGATGCAGCGTCTTCATGGTCAGCAGCAAACAACGGATTCGTTGTTGTTGAAACTGCAGCGGGCAAGACAGTAACAGAAGCGTTGTCATTCTCAAGTTCACTTACAGATACAAGCAATGCCGCTGTGTATTACCCACACCTCTACATCGCTGACCCACTAGGTCGTGGCGCTGGTGCGCTTCGTAAGATTGGCCCATCAGGTTCTGTTGCTGGTCTCTATCTTTCAACAGATGCAAGCCGTGGAGTNTTNAAGTCTCCAGCAGGTATNGGAAGCACAATCCAAGGTATCGTTGCTGTAGAAAAAACATTTACATCAACTGAACTTGACTCAATGAACTCAAGCACAGCACCAGTTAACCCAATCCGTCAGATTCCTGGCGCTGGTTTGGCTGTCATGGGTGCTCGTACATTGATGCAAGATGGCACAGCAAACAAGTATGTCAATATGCGTCGCTCACTTATCTACATCCGCAAGAACCTCAAGAACCTCACAGAGTTTGCAATCTTTGAAAACAATGATGAGCGTCTGTGGGCACAGTTGCGTAATAACATTACTGTATTCCTTAACGAATACCGTAACCAAGGCGGACTCCGCGGTGCAACACCTGCAGCAGCATTTTTTGTAAAGTGCGATGCAGAAAACAACACCGCTCAGGCAATCGCCAATGGTGAAGTACACATCCAAGTTGGTGTGGCTCTCCAGTATCCAGCAGAGTTCATCGTCATCGACCTCAGCCAAAAGACGCTGAACTAACCCGAAGGAGAAAGTAAACAATGGCAACAGTTATTAACAATCGGTCAACACTTGTTACCGACCCAATCAGAAACTTTCGTTTCTTGGTTACATTTATTCCACAAGATAGCACAAACACAACGCTTTCAGAACTAAATAAAGCAACGTTTGGGTTTACCTCTGTATCGGGTATGGCGGTTACAACTGACTCTATCCCTTACCGTGAAGGTGGATACAACACGACAGTTCACCAAATTCCTGGTCAGACTTCGTTCACACCAATCACACTACAGCGTGGCGTGATTCTAAACACTCACCAGAATTATGACTGGATGCGTAACCTTTTTGCAACTGTCTCTGCTAACGGCACAACACGTGCTGTAAACCAGAACTTCCGTTGCGATTTGGAAATCCAAGTTCTTTCACATCCAATCCCAAAGGCTGGACCAGAAGATGCTACTGCAGCAACCTCTGACCACACAGCAATGCGTTTCCACGTATACAACTGCTGGCCAACATCAGTTGCTTACTCTGACCTCAATGCTGGTGACAATGCTTTGTTCGTAGAACAAATGACACTTGTCCACGAAGGCTTTGATGTTAACTGGGCACCAAACTTAACAAACAACGCAGCAGACTTCTAAAAAGGACTAACATGACGAATACAATTAGTGCAGCGGCTAATCCCGCATTGGCAAACAACCTTATCAATGAGGCGATGACTGAAAAGGCAGCGCCCGCAGAAGTAAAGATTACTCCTCCTTCAAGTAACGTAGTGAACCTTCCTGGCGGCTTTATTACAGCCGCTGGGGAGGTCATTACGGAAGCAGAGGTACGAGAGTTAACTGGAGCAGATGAGGAAGCAATTGCTCGTGCTTCAAATATTGGCAAAGCAATCTTGACCATCCTTAGCCGAGGAACAGTCAAAGTTGGAGACCAAAAAACAGATGACAAGATTCTTGACCAAATGCTCTCAGGAGACCGTGATGCTCTCATCCTCGGAATCTTCAAAGCCACCTTTGGTAAAGAAACAGAAGTACCTGCTTTCTGCCCAGGCTGTGAAGAGATTAAAACTATTGGTCTTGACCTTGATACAGATATTAAAACAAAAGTTTTGTTGGACCCAATCAACGATAGAGTCTTTACTGTAGAAGGAAAGAACAAAGTCTATACAGTTCAACTGCCTACTGGTCTTGCACAAAAGGAAATGATTAATAACTCCGATAAAAGTTCGGCCGAATTAAACACCATCATGTTAGAGCACACTGTTCTCCAAATTGATGGTTCACCAGTACTCAGCAAGTTGCAGGTACAAAACCTCGGTCTTACAGACCGTCGAAAGATTATCGATGAAATCAATGCAAGAGTCTCAGGACCGCAGTTTGATGAGATTTCTGTTACCTGCCCAGACTGCGAAAGTGAGGTAAGGGTACCAATTAATTTTGGAACCTTATTTCGAATCTAAGTCAACACCATACACGCATTTAGTTGCGGAATGGTCATCGTTAACTACGTCCTTTAGAGGATGGACGTTGACAGAGATAAAAGAACTGTCACCAAGAGA